GTCGCAACAGCGAACTGGCGCGGATGTTCCAGGCTTATTTCAACAACAACGTCGCCAACGAAGTCTGGGGCTTGCCGGTCGCGGCGCCGGCGGGTGCCACGGCGGCGACGGGCGACATCGTCGTCACAGCGGCTCCGACCGTGTCGGGCACCATCCATCTTTACATCGCGGGGACGCCTGTGCCGGTGCAGGTGTCCCACACCGATACGGTGAGCGACATCGCGACGGCGATTGCCGATGCGGTCAATACGCAGACGCCGAACGCGCCAGCCCTGCCGGTGACCGCCACGGCGGCGACGGGCACGGTGACGATCACCGCGGCATTCGGCGGTATCAACGGCAACGACATCACCGTGCTTACCAACTATTACGGTTCGGCGGGGGCGGAATACACGCCGGCCGGCCTGGTGATGACGCTGCCCACGAACAATGTGCTGGCGGGAGGCACGGGCGTTCCCGACTTCTCGAACGCCATCGCCAACATCCAGAAGAAGGACTTCGAGTATGTCGCGCTGCCGTACACCGATCCAAATGCGGTGCAGGACTGGATGTACGAATATGAGTTCATGGAGGGCGGCCGCTGGTCGTGGTCGCGACAGCAGTTCGGCCACGTGTTCATCGCGGCACGCGGCTTGTATTCGGACTTGATCACGCTCGGCGGCCAGTGGAATTCCGGCGTGCTCAGCTTCATGGGATTCGAGAAAAGCACGCCCTCGTCCATGATGGAATGTTGCGCAGCCTATGCGGCCAAGGCGCAACGGGCCTTGATCAACGATCCGGCCCGTCCGCTGCAGACCCTGCAGTTCCAGCGCATCCTGCCCGCGCTGCTGCAGGACCGTTTCGACTTTCAGGAGCTCAACGGCCTGGCGTGGGCGGGCATCGCCATCCAGGAGGTGGCCGCCAACGGCATCCCGATGATCCTTCGGGAGACCACGACTTATCAGAAGAATTCCTACGGGTCGCCGGACGACGCCTATGAGCTCGTGACGACGCTCGCCACGCTGGCGAGGTTGCTGCGCAATCAGAAGCAGGCGATCACCACGGTGTTTGCGCGGTGCAAGCTGGCGGACGACGGCACGCGGTTCGGTCCCGGGCAGGCTATCGCCACGCCCAGCATGATCAAGGCGGAGCTGATCAACGAATATCAGTACGATCAGTGGAATGGCCTGGTTGAGAACACCCAGGCATTCGCCGACAACCTGATCGTGGAAAGGGACGATATGGACCCGAACCGGGTCAATGTGCTCTACCCGCCCGACCTTATCAATCAACTGCGGATATTTGCTGTGCTCGCACAGTTCCGTCTGCAGTACGACCGCGGCGACAACGCCAACATCGGCCTCGCGCCTGGGCCATTCTCGGCCGCGGCTGGCGGCAACGCATAAGGAGGACTGACAAATGGCACAGAGATTTGCTGGCATCGCGACGCTGTCGGTGGGCAGCATTCAAATCTGGGTTCGCGGCAACTTCACCGTGTCGGCGACAGCGCTCGAGCGCACGATGCTCGCCGGCCAGGACGGCATCCACGGCTATCAGGAATTGCCGCGGGTGCCCTGGATCGAGGCCGATCTCTCGACCGTGCCCGGGCTGCGGGTTGCCGACCTGATGGCCGAGACCAACGTCACCGTCACGGCGATTCTCGCCAACGGCTACACATACACGCTGACCGGAGCGACCTGCAAAGGCGGCATGGAAAACAACACACGCGACGGCCAGATGCGTGTGCGTTGGGAAGGCCTCGCCTGTCAGGAATTCGCGCAAGGAAGCTCGACGGCGCAAGGCTACTACAACACGATCGGCGTCAACGTCCAGCCTGGCCAGGGCGGCGCGCAGGCATAAGGGAGATCTGAATGAGTGCAGATGGAACGGCGCAGAGGCGGGAGGGATTCCAACCGCCGCAGCCTATCGGAGTGACATACGACCGGCCCCGGCCGCAACCGCCGCTGGGCGAGCGGTCGGAGCCGCCGCCGCAACAGACCCCTCCGCAGGCGCCCTTGCCGAGCCAGCTCGTCAACGAGCCGCCCGTGCTCGAGGCGCCCTTGAGCGAGGCGGATGCGGCGCGGCGCGATATCGCCCAGAATCCGGAAGTCTGGCCGGTGACGGTCGAGCTCATCTACAAGCCGGTCCGCACCGAGAAAGGCGAATTGCTCAACAAGCTGGTGTTTCGCGAGCCGCGTGGAGTCGACATCAATCGCACCGGCAATCCGACGCGCATGCTCTGGGATGGCGAGATCCAGATCGAAGAGCGGAAGATGACGCACATGCTGGCGTCGTTGAGCGGCGTGTCGGCGCAGGTGATCGAGCAGCTGGACGCCCGCGATTGGAATTCGTGCGCCTATCGCCTGCGAAGGTTTTTTTTGCCCGATCTGCGGGGGTGGTGATCCCGCTGCTCGACGACGACATCGTTCTCGATTGCTATCGGCTCGCCTCGTATTACCATCTCGACCCACGCACATTCCTGGATATGCCGATATCCGAAGTCTATGGCCACTTGCGCCGGACGGCCGAAGTGGAACGCGCGCGCAATCCCGATCGTGAGTAAACATGGCCCTTGAGCTTCAGGAGCTCGAGCTTCGCGTCACGCTGCTGGACGAGGCCACGCCCGGCCTGCAGCGGCTGCGCGCGGAGATCCAGCGGATCGTCGGCGTTGAAGCGCGGGCCGCCGCTACGGCGCTCAAGCGCGAGCAGGCCGAGACGCTCAAGCACATCAAGGATCTCGGCGAAGTCGCGCTCGGCAGCGGCAGGTCGCTGATGGGCTATGTCGGGGCCATGGGCACCGCGGGTGTCGCCTTTGGCGGCATCGCGGCCGTGGCCGTGACGGGCTTTAACTCGCTCAAGCAATTTTCCGATGCGATCGTCGATCTGGCCAACAAGGCGGCGGTTGCCGGCACCAGCTTTGCCGATTTGAAGAACCTGATCGACCAGGCGCAACTCCTCGGCGTCGGCGCCGATGCGGTCGTGCGCAGCGTGACCGGCATCAGCGAAGCCGTGGCCAGGCTTTCCGTCCGCGGCAGCGAGCAGCGGGCGGCCATGATGCGTGCGGGTGGCACCTGGGCGCGCGACATGGACGAGACGATTGCGGAGATCAACAAGCAGCAGACAGCCGCATCGCGCGTCATGGTGATCCTCGAGCGCGGCCACAATGTCTATGTCAACAAGCTGCAGGAAACCAAAGGCGACGACGATCTCGCCCGCGCGACCGAGGACCGCTTCTTGCGGTTCTATGGCGTCGATCCCGTCATGAAGGAATTGCGCGGGCATCTGGAGGAGATCGACGCGGCGGAGCGCAAGCGGCTCGACGACCATGAAGCCCGGGCACGAAATGCCGCGCAGGCGATGGAACGTCTGTATCAGGAATGGGAGAAGCTCACCGACGACGTCAAGGCCTCATGGCTGTCAGCCGATGGTGTCGTCGTGACCACGATCAATCGGCTTGCCGATCTCATCCACGAGATTCATGACGACTGGGACAAGATTGTTTGGCCGCTCAGTGACAAGGGAATTCTCGGCGAGCATGGGTGGGTGGCTGAACACACGGCGGGCGCGTTCGGCGGCGGATCGATACTCAAGGGTGCTGCCAGTGCCGTTGCGCCTTTGGCGGCTTATAGCCTATGGAGTTATTTGCACAACCGGGGAAGCGCATCCCCACCGGAGCGGCTGGGTGCGGGGACCATGCCGCAGTTCGGTGGTCTTAAAATCGACGAGGCGGCCTTCGAGCGGGCGGTGGCCAGCTGGCCAGCATCGACCCACATCGAGGACCGGCGGCCATCGCTTGCGGCCGAGCTGAGCCGGATCGCGCCGGGCAGATCGGTGCGGCTTGGCGTCGAGACCATGCCGCAGTTCGGCGGCATCCGAACCGACGAGGCGCGGGCCGAAAAGAGCGACTTTGTGCTGACCAAGGAGTCGATCTCCAATGTATTCAAGCAAATATCGACCAGATATAATCAATTCATGTACGAGCGCCATCAGATAGAGCACCCGCAATCGGTGGCGGGCGAGCTCTACAATGCGCTGCAGATACCGGTTGCGAGCATGATTTCCTTGGGGAGTCCCTCGCCTGGAGGAGTCGAGGCCGCGGAAGCGCTGGGCATGGCGTCCGCAATCAGAAGCGCACCGAAGACCCTCTATCCGCACCATCCGCACCATGATGATCCACGCCTCCGGGCGACCTATCTCGGTGCGGGGACCATGCCGCAGTTCGGCGGCATCCGGATCGACGAGGCGGCCTTCGAGCGGGCGGTGGCCAGCTGGC